TGATAAGTACGAAATGGTTGATGCTCGAAAAGTTGACTACGAGCGTGAAGATTTGTACAATGCAATGTGGACTTTTGCTAGTCCAAGAGTAATTCCTGACTCATCTCAAGAACGTGCAAGCCGAGGTGTATCGGAACAAGACACCGACTTGATAAGAGTTCGGTATGCCTATATGCCAAAGAAGACAGGAATCAACGGAAACCCTTCACGCGACTTTTGTAAACTTATGGTAGCAGCAGGTAACAAAGTATGGACAAAAGAAGCTATTGAATTAGCATCAGACAAAGCAATCAATCCGGGATGGGGACCGGGAGGTACGGACTTCCTAAATATCTGGTTTTATAAGGGGGGAGGTAGCTGCCAACATTTTTGGGAGCGTAGAACGTACTTAAGAAAAGACAACACGCGCATAAGCGTAAACGAAGCGCGTCGAATTATAAGAGAAAACCAAGACACTCCACTTCAAACTAACGACCCGCTTGTAGCAAAGAGGCCACGCGATATGCAAAATCGTGGCTTCATCAATCCGGAAATTGCACAACGAATTAAAACACCAAGAAACTAATGGCACAATCACAAGCACTATTTGTATCAGCTAACAGACTGAAAAGAGATACCGCAATTGGTGGTTCAGTTGACGACGATCTAATTCGTCCTTACGTTTATATGGCGCAACAGCGTTGGATTCTTCCGGTGCTTGGAACTGACCTATATAATAAGCTTTGTAATGACATCGACACTGGTGCGGTTGCGGGGGTATATGAAACTCTTCTTGACGAATACGTTATCCCAGCAACGGTACAATATGCGTTCTCACAATTGATACCATATCTAAGGGTTAGATTCGTGAACAATGCCGTAGTGGTTATGAATAGCGAACAAAGTGCGGCGGCTACATACGACGACCTAAAGCCACTAATCGACCAAGCGAATGATATGGGTAGCTTCCATCGTCAAAGACTTATCGATTACTTGTGCGACAATTCTTCAACCTATCCTGAGTACACGTCGAACACAGGTTCGGATTTATGTCCAACAACAAACAACTACACACAAGGTTTGAATGTTGACATCGTAAACCCTGACTTAAAATATCAAGCGTTCTTAACAGCGATTGGAAAATGTAACATATGCTAACCAAGAAAAGGGGCAAGTACAAGCCAAGCAAAGACAACGAAAAGAAACTAAAGAAATACATCAATGGCAAATCAGAAAGTAAGCGACTTGACGGCGTTGGGCGGGACACCCGCGAATGACGACGTTTTATATATCGTTGACACATCAGCTACGGCAAGTAAAAAAGTAACCTACGCAAACCTAATGGGTGCGTCGGGTGGAACTGCAGGTGTTATAGCAGCCGGCGGTGCAAGAATAACGATAGGCACGTCTAATGACGCAGGCACTCAATGCATTATGTGGGGCGGTACGCTTGGATTTACATACTACCTTTGGACTTCGACAGCAGGGGCAAATCCTTTACCATCAGGCGGTGACTTAGGTACACCCGGTTCGACACAATTAACAGTAGATTTAGACGATATTAGTAACGGTGTTTTTAGAGTTCCACTAGCAGGAACTGCGGGTGTTTATGTGTGTCAAGAATTTGATTCGTCTGCCGAGGTTGCCGGAGTTGTTATGCGATATATGATGTGGAAATGTGATTCAGCAACAAAGACAGCACTAGAAAACGGAACGGGTGACACCGGTTCATTAACGGCAACACTTGTTGCAAGCTCTAAAGTTACTGTACCAGCTTCATCACAAAGCGTAAAGCCTATGGTTGTTACTTCAACTAATGGCGTTGCGTTGGCGGCCGGCGACCTTGTATTTGGAACTACGGTCTACGACGGAACAGTTACGACAAACCAATTCTTCCCTACTAATATTCAAATGTTCACAACGTAATGGCTAGACTAATTAAATACGATAGAAAAGAGAATGCACACGACGACATTCTACTAGAAAAGCCTAGTGGCAAATTGACAACAGCGCAATTACAAGTAAAACTTGCTAAGTTGTACGACATTGTTCACGACTTTATAGAGTATCACCACACTAAAAGACCCGACGCATAATGGACTTAACACAATACGAACTACTCCTTTTATTTATGGGATTGCTTGGAACGATATTCAAATTCCAAAGGGATTATACCATTCTAACTGCACGGGTTATTTCATTAGAAAAGCACGAAACCGAAGTCAAAGATTTACTAAGTAAGCTTTGTGAAGGTATGCAAGAAATTAAATTGTTATTAGCAGAAAAAGGTATAAAATGAGAGAAATCAAATCAGTAATTTTACACTGCACTGCAACGACTTTAGATAAGAAGTTAACTGTTAAAGAAATAAGAAAGTGGCACGTCAAAGGCAACGGATGGGCGGACATCGGATATCACTTCGTTATTCATCAAGACGGCACTATTGAACGTGGTCGTCCTATTGGCAAAGTAGGTGCGCACACTTGGGGCAACAATCACGGAAGTATTGGAGTCGCTTATTGTGGTGGTGTAGAAAAGAAGGTGTTGAAATCTATGGACAAAGAAAAGCCAAAGTCAAAAACGACTTACGTTTCAAAAGACACAATGACTGATGCACAAGAAGCATCGTTTAGAAATTTATTTAAGATGCTCGAAATTATGTTCGGCGAGTTAAAACTAAGAGGACACAATGATTACACAACGTCAAAGGATTGCCCTGGATTTAAGGTGCGTGAAAAGTTTGGCGACATTATGGAACTATAAAAAATGGAATTTATTCAAAACAACTGGGTTGAGTTATTACTTGCCCTTATTACGCTTGGAAGTTCTTGGACAGCTTTAACAGCTACTAAGAAGGACGACGAAATACTTGACATTATAAAGCGAGTATTTAACGCAATTGTATTAGGCAAAAACACTTGTGCTAAAGACTGCAAAGAAGAATGCAAAAGCAAATAATTGGCCTACTATCAAAGCTAGACATCAGCGAAATATTCCGCGATAAAGGCGGACTTCGTAAGTGGTCGGCGAAGCGCACCATCGGGGGCGTAATTGTAACCTATGCACTGACATCAATGAACGGAGAAATAGAATGGAACGGGGTGGTGTTATGTGTAGTTGGGATTGTTCCACTATGCTTATCATTCTTTGAAGGACGTAAGGCCTAGATTAAAAGGAAAGAAGTTAAAAGCTTTCCAACACCTTACCAAAAAGGAAAGGCGAATCCTCGTTGTCGGGGATTTGCACTGCCCTTTTGATTTAGACGGATATCTGAAGTTCGTCGTTGACACTTACGAAAAGTGGAATTGCAATCAAATTATAACGATAATCATTATGCCTCATTTCACCCGACCGATCCTGACGGGTTTGGGGGTGGTGAAGAACTTGATAGGGCAATAAAAAGACTATCAAGATACCGTGACGCTTTCAAGAAGATATGTGATAAGAAAATTGATGTGTTGATTGGCAATCACGATCGGCTGATTATGCGCCGGGCATTTGATTCAAATATACCGGCACGATGGATAAAGTCGTACAACGAAGTTCTTGGTACTGATTGGAATTGGGTTGAACGTGTTGTTTATGACGACGTTCAGTACACCCACGGCGAAGGTGGGACGGCTCGTACCCGTGCGAAGAATGATCTGATGTCAAGTGTTGGTGGTCATATCCACACTCAGGCCTATGTTGAAAATCTTGTTGGAAGGAAATACCGCATCTTCGCAATGCAGACTGGTTGTGGTGTGGACGCTACCAGCTATGCCGCCGCATATGCAAAGAACTTCAAACGTCAAGCAATAGGGTGTGGTGTTGTCTTAGGTGGACATACAGCCATTAACATAATGATGCCACTAGGCAAACCCAAACCAAAACCCGGAGTGGTATTGTAATGGATAAAGACGCAATGGATAGTAAGTCTTTGGTGATTTATATTCTCTTAATTATCGTGGTGTTTCTTTTGGGCGTTTTATTATAGAGTTCGAGAACTGTCCTAGAGTGTACACAAGACGACTTGATTATCGAACTTTTTAGAAAAGAAAACCCCTTCAGCTTATGTCAGGGCTAAAGGGGTAATCAAACAACACATAAACAAATCTAATGCGCTTGGGCTAAGATACGAAATTCTTCTTCTTCTTTGTCAATTTTGTCTTCCATTATTTGTATTGACTTAAAGATTTCAAATACAACTTGTGGTACTATGGCGTTTCCGTATGCTTTGATTGATTCCTTTCGCCACTTAGGAAAGGTGATGTCGTCCAATCTTTCGGAAAGCCCATCATTTCCGCTACAAATTGGGGATTCAGTTGGAAAATTTTCCCAGTGTTGCCCCGATTCACAAACCCCCCTAAATCGTTTCCTTCCCAATTCTCCGTTGGACGTGCTGGTGTGCAGTCGCTTTTTAGTGGTGTCGGTAGCATTCCCATTGCAAGATAGTTGTCCAAGTACATCGCCCTTTTCTTTCCCCCGTATTTCTTCTGTCTTTCTTGCGTTTTCTCTTTTGTCGTTTGGCGACTTTGTGCCATTGGCGTAGGCAACAAACCAGATTCGGTCTCGTCTATGCGGTGCGTCTTTGGCACAAGCTGGAAGTATAAACGGTATGACTTCGTACCCTTCAGCTTCCAAGTCAGCGCACACTTGTTCGAATACCAATCCCCCTGACCAATTAACAAGCCCGCGAACATTTTCGCCCACGACGTAACGCGGGGAAATCTCGCGTATGATTCTAAGCATTTCCGGCCAGAGGTGTCTGTCGTCTTCCGTGCCTTTTCGTTGTCCTGCACTTGAGAATGGTTGACAGGGAAATCCCCCTGTGAGGATATCAATTCGTCCAAAGTAGTTTGTCGCGTCAAATTTTTTAATGTCTTCATATAGTTTAGAATTAGGAAAGTGATGTTGTAATACTTTTTGAGCAAAGGGTTCGCGTTCGCAATGGAACACGTTTTTCCAACCCATCCATTCGGCGGCTAAGTCAAAACCGCCAATGCCTGAAAATAGGGATCCGTGTTTCATCTTATTAAATGCATTGTAAACAGAATCGCTAGTAAAAGAATAAGACAAGTAATAAACTTGTTAAGTGGTGAAGAAGGATCTGAAGTAATCATTGTTTATGGGTTTCTGCAAATATAAACAAATAAAAGTTAAATAAAAATAAAGGTTTTCTTTTGGTTTAATAGAAAGTATGTTTTATATTGCGGTATGTTAAACAACAACAAACAAATTAAAATGAAAAGTTTTACGGACTTACTATTTTCCGAAGCGATGTATTTATTTAATATAAAGCACAAGGGCGTTAGGCGTGTATATAAACACGTTTTTAACTTAGCAAAAGAAACAAACACACCTCAACACCATAGCAATTTTGTGGTTGAATATATTGGTGATAATCGATTTAATATATCTATAAAATGAGTTTACTTATGTCCAAATTTCTTGAAGACAAGATCAAGATTTACGAATACAACGTCAAGGATTATGAATTTAAGCTTCTTGGCTTAGACTACAACGATTCTATGTACGAGTTCTATTCTGAAAGATATGCAGAATCTAAACTATGGTTAGATGTTTTATATACAGCACGCGACGCGAAAGCTGATAACCCTTATTCAAAATGAGAACAATATACCCACAAGATCCCATCAAAGACTATAACGAATGGCGAGAATACATACGTCAACAAGTCTTAGACGCTAACGAACGTCGAGTTATCGAAGACTTTAAACAGTCAATCATTAACGCAAGAACAAAGAAGAAATGACTAGCTATCCAAACCGATTTTGTATTGTTGTTCATATTGCGGAATTACCGCATAGCTTTCATACGACATATTGGAAGGAAGTTCAAAACGAGCAAGAACTTGAAGACTATCTTGACGAACTTTCAAATATGGGTTATTTGATAGGTAATGTTTTTACTGAAAAAGAAATGAAACGATGAGCGAATTAAACGACTACTATGGCTACAAATTAGCTACAATTCAAGGTGAGTCCTTAGACGTTGGTGGGTGTGCTTTAACCGCACCAGGTTTAACGGACTACGACTTAAACAAGATTTACGAAAAGCTTGTTACACTTATGGTTGATGGGGCATACATCGGTTTTGCTGGTATCGCATCGGCAGTCAGTTACATTAACAAGGTCGAAAAGAATAAGAAGATTACGAGCATCACTTTTTGGGGTGATAAAGATTGTATCTATAGCTTAAAGTTTAGATACCTAATCGGCAAGGAACACCCTAGCGATTTGCTTAATACTGAAAATGACAAGGAAATTTTTCCTACTATTAAAGCAAAAAAAGATTACCTTTCGCGTGTTATGGGGCATAAGCTTCAACGCTCAATCAATAAATACGAAATAAATTATAAACCTTTTAACTTTTAACTTATGGTATTCAAAAGAAGTAAAATCAAATCAATCCAAGCAAACGGAACTTGGGAAACAAGGGACGGTAAGACAATGTATCAGTCCGAAGTAGAACTTGAAGACGGTGCAACCGGTGAAGTAAACGCTACCACACCGGACCGTTGGCACGTCGGCGACGAAGTTCAATATGAAGAAAAAGATGGCAAGTACGGAAAGAAATTAAAGCTATCAAAAGCGATGAATGGTTTTAGCTTTGGCGACAACAGTGAACCAAATTCAACATCAACATCAAATTCGGTGACACGCTTTGAAGACCGCGATGCTAAACGTCAAAGTCTTATTATGAATCAATGGGCTATTCGACTGGCAATAGAAACTGAATTGGGAGTTGCACCGCCTGACAAGTTTGAGTTACGAAATGCTATTGCCATAGCTAAATTGTTAAAGAAGTACGCTTTAGATTTAGAGAATGTTGACGTGTCTTTACAAGCTGAAGAACCAATTGAAAACCCTTTCTAAGATGAAAACAAAATCAGACTTCAAAGAGTTCATAGGTAAACACTATGGAACACAAAGACGAATGGCAAGTGAATTGGGCGTTACACCTGAAACCATTCGGTCTTGGATCAATAGAAATCCGAGGGGTATTCTCAAATACTCACCGGAAATTGTTAAAGAAAAGAATGTGACAGCATCACAAATCGTTTGGGAAGTAATGCACCACGAACGTCATTTGCAAGAATGATTGATTACTTTACTTTCGCAACTGAAGACGCAAACCAGTACGGTGTTGATGGGGCTATTATGCTTCATCATATCCGTTATTGGGTTGCAAAGAATGAAGCCAATGACAGGAACTTTCACGACGAAAGATATTGGACATACAATAGCCAATCGGCTTTTGCTAAGTTATTTCCCTTTTGGACCGCACGAAAGATAGGTCGACTACTCACAAAGCTTGAAGAAGAAGGTGCAATTGTGTCGGGAAATTTCAACGATAAAAGATACGACCGAACCAAGTGGTTTACATTGACAAATGCAATTGACAATTATGGTAGTATGGATATGTCAAAAATGACAAATGGATTAGTCAAAAGTGACTCACCTATACCAAATAACTACCAAGACACTAATCAAAATATAACACATATAGTGATGCCTTTTGATTCTGATTTGTTCAAAGAAAGTTGGACACTATGGAAGAAGTACAAGAAAGAAGAACATAAATTTGGCTACAAGTCGGCAGTATCAGAACAAGCTGCACTGAAAAAACTAAGTAACCTATCAAACAACAACGAACAAGATGCAATCGAACTTATCGAACACGCCATCGCGCAAGGGTGGAAAGGATTCTACACTAACGGAATACGCTCAAAAGGTAAAGATTTCGACGCTGAAAAGTATCGCGCTTATATCGACACGCTCTAAAATCACACCGGCGGAAGCGTGGCATCACGGCACAAATGTCCGTTCAGCGTACAAGCATTGTCCAAAAATAACACACGCCGCATTGACAGCTTTATTAAAAAGCACGTTAGACTATTTAGACTATTCTAAAACCATTCGTGAAACTGAACACATCATTGAAGCGGTAGATCATTTGATTGAAGAATTTCCAGTTATGAAGCTTGAAGAATGGCGATGTATTATGATGAACTTCAAAACGGGTAAATATGGAAAGCAATACGAACGTCTTATGCTTCCGGAACTTGTCGAAGCGTTTCAGCAATTTGAAGGCGAACGTGCCGAGCGTCGCGAAACAACTTGGAAGCATATCAAAGACAAGGTACAAGAACCAATGTCAGAAGAACAACGCAACATCTTTAAGAAACTTGCCGACGACTTAGACTTGCCCGAAGACGATACTGACGAAAAAGGACGATGGAAGTTTATCGTACACCCTAATACAACCGAATAATATGAAAACTCTATTACAACTATTAAAGCCAAAGTTTCAAAAGCAACTTAACAAAGAAAGAAAGAATTTCCCAACTATGATAAGTCAAATAGAAAGTCGGTTGCATAACAATTATAGCACCCGCGATTTAACCATTGGCGAAGCAAGTGAGTTACTTTCTTTCTTAGACCCCTGTTTTGATAGGAGGATTGAACTTAAAGACATATGTAAAATTTTTATCAAAGTAGTTTAACAAAATGAATGAAATAAGCACCATAGGGATAATAAACAAAAACAACCCAACAAGTTTACGACTGGTAAAAGACAAGCATTGTTCTTATGACGCTGAAGACGACATTCATATTCTAGAAATAAAGAACCGACGATCTTACTATCCAACCAAAATGATTGAAGCGATGAAGTTGTTTGCTAATTATCAGAAGGCGCAACTAAAAAATAAGGTTTTTATATATGTAGTAACAGACGAAAAAGGTCTTTACACTTTTAACATATCAAAACACATTGACACAATTATTGCATCTGGTTTAATAAAAAAAGAACAGCCAAGCAAGACTGACTTCAAAGGAGGCAAGACAATAATTAAATACTACTACAATCTCGACGAAGATCTTTCGTCATTTACTTATCCCCAATAGTTGCAAAATACTTTTAATTGTTTTATATAGTCCAACTATGGAAGGACTTGTTATTGCAATGGTGATTCTTGCTTTCGTTGACATAGGCGTTGAATACTACTTGTACCAAGGACTTAGAGTTAACGAAGCAATTATTGCTTTACTTGGTATTATGTATTTATGCCTGTAAAAAAATCAACACTAATCAAAAAACTTGACAAAGTGTTTAGTCAATACATAAGACTAAAAGATGCTGATCACGCAGGATATGTTAATTGTTTTACTTGTGGCGTAACAAAAAATTGGCGTGAAGTAGACGCAGGACATTTTCAGTCGCGAGGTAAATACGCAACACGTTGGCACGAAGATAATGTAAAGCCACAATGTAAACGATGCAATGGTTTTAGAGGTGGTGAACAATATCAATTTGCACTTAACCTTGGAACGGACTTAGCAGACGAACTTGTTTTATTGAGCAATCAACCAGCTAGATTTACTAACGACGAGTTGTTAGAAAAAATAAAACACTACCAACAGAAACTGAAAAAACTTTTGTAAGCTTTGGGTGTGGTTCAAAAGTACATAAGAGAAAACTACGATGCGATTATTGACATTGCTAAAGTAATAACGCAAGGTCGACACGAAGTTATTGTGATGGTTCTTGAAGCTAATCGAGATAAGATGCGGGTTATCGTCAAAAAAAATCAAATGCGTTTTTGGATAATTCGGTTATGTATAAATAACTATCGTAGCTCAACAAGTCGCTATCACTACAAATACAGAAAGCCAAAAGAAAGACACAAAAAAGCCGCAGAGCATCTTAATCACTTACATAATTTAAATGACGTTGAGCAAAAAAAATGGAATGAAGTTTTACTTAATTTTATAGAAGATAAGTTACAAGATGTTGACTGGTTTGAAAAAAATTGCTTTGCTATTTACTACGGCGATCGACATTCACTAAACTCAATGGCGAAAGAAACAGGCATTAGTCGTAACACGTTGTATCGTGCTATTCGTGATGTCAGAAATTACATACAAAATGAAATCGAAAAGCAAGGGCTTAGGAGATACAATACAAAAAATAACTGAAGCAACTGGCGTAGAAAAAGTCGTAAAGAAGTTTTTTGGCGACGATTGTGGTTGCGACAAACGACGCGATCGTTTAAATAAAATGTTTCCCTATCGTCAGATAAAAGAAATGACAAAGGAACAATACACGTTTTTTAAAGACGTGTTGCAACCTGCATATCGTGGACACCAAACGCTTAAAGTAAAAGAATCTGACTTTTTTTATCAGATGTATAACGACATCTTTGGAAAGAATCAAAAAAAGACAAAGTGTACAACGTGCAATAAAAATATGTATATTGAATTACTTAAAGTATTTGAAGCGCAATGTACAAATGACGAATAATATTTATTTAAACGTGGGATATTTATACGATAAGGACGGTAAGGCACAAGAAGAAATTACTAAAAGTCAAGCGTTAGATTTAACAAAGAAACGTGTTGAACTAATGGGCTATTCTTGGCACGAACTAAAAAGCGCAAAGCGATATAGATATTTAACTGATATGCGCAAGGTTGTATGTACTTATCTTTACGACAACCGTTGGACATTTCCACAAATTGGAAAGCTATTAAAGATGGATCACACGTCCGTCATTTATCACCGTCGCACATTTAACGAACTACTACAAACTGACGACCAAATGCAAACGCTT